CTTCTGCCTTAGTATCAACGTCCTCGCTATTAGTCTTAGACAGGGGTAGAGTAGGTAGAGTTCGCACTAGGTTTGTACAGGTTGAGAATATCTTTAGTTTTGGCTCTTCTGTACGTTCATTAATAGCTAAACGTCTGTGTAATTCTATCTTTCCTGGCAGTCTGTTCTTGTCTGCTGGTATCCATCTTACGCCGTTGCGTATCATGGTTTCTGCTATACTTGGGCCTGTTCCATGCTTTGACCAGCAAGAACCGTCAAGAACAGATATCTGCATCAAAGGATCATCTACTTCCAGGGCATTGACTAACTGTGCAAGAGCTTCGCCTGTATAGCCTTTGTCGTAAAACTCTCTGTAGATCCATATTGTTCCGTCCCAATCTACAGCACCCCAAAGAATGCAGCTAGGACTACTATAGCCATAATCGGCTGCTCGTAATCTAGGCCAGTTATGTGGTACTTCAAATGGGTCAACAACATGTATAAGCCTGTCAAATTCAGAAAATGCTGCTCCGTCAGCTACGTCCCAATCACCTTCCAGAAGCCTACGCCTTTCTACCTCTGGAAGCGACAGCAGCATAGCTTCGTATTCGCCACTCTCCATAAGGAAAGGATTATCTGTTAGCCTTGCAGGTATAAAACGCCTTTGATAAAGAGGCTCATCTGCGTGGAGAGGGTGATTAGGTCCGTAGCGCAGAACCTTTCTACTCTCTATATCTGTAGCCCAGAAAGGTTCGTTGGGAACATTAGGGTCTACAAACATTCTTTTTAACCACCAACCCCCTATTCCTCCTGGGTTGGCAGATGCTCTCATATACGTTTCTATGTCTGGATCTGTTGTACGTAAGCGAGAGCGAAGGTAATTCCAGACGTATGGAGTAGGATACTGTCCTAGTTCGTCAATACCTATCCAAGTAAAACTCTGTCCTTGGTATCTTGTTACGTCCTGATCTTTATCAACGTAGCTAAACAGTGCTGTTGCACCGCTTGGAAAGAACCAAGTATTCTTTGATTCTCTAAAGATAGCTCCAGGAAAAGCTTTTGGGTAGAGCTTCCTTGAGTGATCTACAAGTTCTGTAAGCTCTGACAGTGTTCTTCTTAAAAGAAGTGCCCTGTGATTGCCGTTAGATGCATAACGAAGCAAATCTACCAGCATTGCGAAGGATTTACCGCCGCCAGCAGCACCTCCATATAGTACTTCCTTCTCTGGTGCTGCAAGGAAATCGACCTGTGGGCCTTTGTTGGGCCTGAAGACTACTTCTGTGTGGTCTTCTATAGAGTCTCTTATTTCCTTTGGGAGTGAAGCTATAAATTCTTTTGTTGTTGCGCCGCCTACACCTGCAAGACTTTGACCATCTTTATGACGATTTTGCTTGCTTTGCAGGTTCTTTAGCTTTTTCTCTATTGAACGCTGGCGGTCTTTGCTTGCTTTCAGTTCTTTCCGTACCTGCCGCTTCTTCTTTTCACTGCGAGATACATGATAGTTTCCTTGTTCTCCAGGTTTTAGCTTGGGTCTAGCCATTATGCGTTATGTTTTGCCTTTCTTGTTTTATAACCTGCAGTTTGAACAAGTCCTATATTTTCAAAAAATTCTATTTTATGAATTCTACTGGGAGATATAGCTTTGTACTTTCCACGCCTAGGCCAAGCTTTAGGATCTTGTATTACCTCGTAGACAGTATCCCCCTCTTTTGACATAAATGTTTCTTTCTTTTTCTTAGCCATCTCAGTAGTCGCTCAGCTTTGTCTTGCGTACACCACCGCCATGTGCGTACTGCTTTTTACCTACTGGACCTCCCCTTGCCTTTTTTACCTTTAATCTACCACGAACACTTTTAGGTATCGCTTGAGGAAAACTTCCTTGTTGTTTTTTCTCTCTTGCATCTCTTTTTGCACGTAACTCTTTTTTTTCTGCTGCAGACATTGTTGCCCACCTTAAACCTAACTCTGCTGCAAATGCAACCATTACACCTACTGGAGATTTTGGAAGAGTCCTTTTAATTTTGTTCTTGGCTTTTGCAGCAGTTCTAACAGCTTTATTTTCGTACACCTCTGGATTAATGTATTCTTTTGGTAGCGTTTTTCCTGGAGTCTTTTTAATTCTTTCTTCTTCTAAATGTTTAAGCAATTTAGGGTTCTTTTTTTTCTTTTTTCCATCAGGCCCCTTGATATAACCTGCGTCCATCATATTTTTTAATATGCGCCGTTCGTTGTCCCACCATGCATCGTCTTTAGCTTGTGCATGTCCTTTCATACCCTTAAATGACCCTTTAGAACCCATTATACTGTCTCCTGATCTATAACAATCTCTTTTGGTTTGTCCTTGGACGGTAGCATAACAATGCCGTGCATGACCTGCCCTTCTACTTCTATCTGCTGCTTCTTACCAAGACCCACCCTGTCCAGAACAGACTCTGCAGTCTTTAGCCGCATGTCCATCTGATTAAGGGGTACTGTGCCAT